TAATACTGCGAAGGACTTTATACCGATAAAATCTCTAGCCTAAGATTATGAGTCTTTGGTTAGGGATTTCTTTTCTCGAAACTCTCAGCTCAGGAGCATTACCCGATAAGAATAAAGAAGAAAAAAAAGGGATTTATCCCTCTGCTTTGTGAAGGTAAATCTTGGATGCTTCAGCATCGAGAAGACAAACGATAGTGCGTCAGTTGTACATAAAAAACTAGCGTCAAAATCTAGGGATAATATTTCATATCTACCTGTATATAAATGTAGCAATCTTGAGATTATTAAAAAGAGATACTAGCACTAGACAGAGAAACTATCGTGGCTTAAATCGAAGATTTGATACCTTGCTGAGCATCCATTTTTCCAAACCAAGTCAAAATCAGTCTTCAGAGGTGATATAATCAAGTCTATATTCACTACAAAATATCACTATGAAAACAACAGAATTTAAGGGTCATATACGTTACAAAAGCATCCCTGCTGAAATCAAAAAGATGGGTATTACGCAATATAAATGTGCCGAGTATCTTGGGTGTAGCCTGAGTGGTTTGACACACAGAATTGCCTCTGACCGACCTCAAATTCATTGGGCAATTTATGGTCTAGCAAATTACCTAGCAGAAGAAGATGACAACCTAGACCGACATGTCACTAACTAAAATATCTCAAAAAGAACGTGAAGAATTAGTTCACACCATGTCAGAAATTATCCATGTCATCGGAGCAATAGATGATGAGGATGTAAAGAATCGGTTGTGTCAAAATGTCATAGATATGTGTGACCAAATGAAATCAAGATTGACGATGGACTTGTACGACAACAAACTTGGTAGGATGGAGATAAGTGACTGAACATGACCTTCAATGTGCTATATGTAATTACCTAGACATTAGACGTGTATGTTATTGGGCAGTTCCGAATGGTGGTAAACGCTCAAAAACTGAGTCTGCTAGATTTAAAAAAGAAGGTGTCAAGTCAGGCATCCCTGATTTAACCATTGTGCATGATGGTATGTACTATGGACTTGAAGTTAAAAAACCTAAAACATTAACTCCGAAAGGATATTTAAGTAAGAACCAAAAGAGTATGATTAAACAGATTGAAGATGTTGGAAACGGTGAAGTGAAAGTAGTCTATAGCGTGGTCGATGTAATTGAAGCATTCATTGATTGGGGGATAGGTGTCTAAGCAAACAGAATCAGCAAGAGGTGAACCATGTACTATGAGATTGGACAAGTGCACAAGTGGTGGGATGAACGAGACAACTGTGTTTGCACATAAGAATGGAGCAGGTATGGGTCTGAAATCTGTCGATGAGGATGGCAATGAGGTTGGGTTCTATTCCTGTTACTACTGTCACTCAGTCTATGATGGAAATGAGAGCCATCCATATTATAAGCAGCCTTTTCTAATGCAGATGGCTGAGTTCGCTATCCGAGAAACCAAAAAAAAACTAAAAGTTAAAGGATTGTGGATGAAGAAGGGATTGAAATGAATTTCCCTGACAAAAAATACAATATCATCTATGCTGACCCACCTTGGAGTTTTAGTAGTAAAGAACTACAAAAATATGGTGGTGTTAGATTTACAAGTATGGATAAACATTATCAAACACAGTCTAAGAATTGGATTAAAGAATTACCTGTTAAAAACATATCTAAGAATGATTGTGCTTTATTTATGTGGACTACAGATGCACATATTAAAGAGGCAATAGAAACCATAGAAGGTTGGGGTTTTAAATATATAACTGTTGCTTTTGTTTGGGAAAAGAAAACAAAGACAGGGAAAACAGTAGCCAATCTTGGTGCTTGGACAATGAAAAATTATGAAATGTGTTTACTTGGCACAAAAGGTGCAATGTTAAAACATAAAAAAGTTAATAATATATATCAAAAAGTAGAAGAAGTAAGAACCAAACATAGCAAAAAACCATCCAAGGTTAGAAAGAATATAGAAGAATTATTTGGAAATCTTCCACGCATAGAACTCTTTGCAAGACAAAAAGTATCAGGTTGGGATGTTTGGGGTGATGAGATATGAAAAGATTACTTCAAAGGAATAAACCCAAGGCTCATATTCTAGAGAACATGTCTCGTCAGACATTCAAGGATAGTGAGTGCGATGAGGTCATCGTGGAGATGAAGCCTAACAAGGAGACACGCTCAGTCAAACAGAACAAACTCTACTGGATGTGGCTAGGTATTTTGACAGAGACAGGTAACTCTCAGGGAGCTTTGCATCAGTATCTTGCCCAAGAGTATTTGTCACCAGTTGTCGAAGAAGTTAATGGCAAACCTATTTTGGTGATAAAATCAACGACAACACTCTCAGTAAAAGAGTTCGCAGAGTACCTAGAGAGGGTGCAGGAATTTGGTGAAGGCTTGGGTTGTGTACTACCTAGACCTGAAGAATTATATCTAGAGAGTTTGATGAGGGAGCATGAAAGATAAATCATTACAACTAGACTTAGCAACACTACCAACTAAATACATAGCATTGTGTGAGTACACAGCACAGTTGATGGGTGATGATAAGACTGCTAAGGATGTAGACAAGGATGTCGAGATGTTTTTAAAGCTGACACAGTTCGAGGTGAGTGAGAGTCCATTTGATGATGATGATAATGAAGAGGTGCACTTAAATGGCTAGACCAAGTATTTATTCCGAGAAGCTAGTTACTAAGATACTAGATGAGATAGCTAGTGGTAAGAGTGTGATAAGCATTTGTAGAGATGAGGACTGGTCACCTAATGCTGATACATGGTATAGATGGCTTTATAACAAAGAAGGATTATCAGATAGATACGCACGGGCGAAGAGTGTTCAGAGCGAAAGAGAGGCTGACATAATTCTAGACATCGCAGACAATGCAACGAATCAAGACTATCAGGTTGCAAGACTAAGAGTAGATGCACGTAAATGGGTAGCATCCAAACTCTTACCTAATAAATATGGAGAGAAGTCACAGATAGACCACAGTTCAACCGATGGTTCTATGAAGCCTCCAACACGTATTGAAATAGTTGCGAAAGAATGAAGCATGAGATTGCTGAGATAGAATTACCTAAGAAACTCGCCCCAGTCTTTGAAGGTAAGGCTAGGGTTAGGGGTAGTTTTGGTGGTAGAGGTAGTTCTAAGACACGTTCATTTGCATTGATGAGTGCAGTCAAAGGTTATCAGTTAGGTAATTCAATACCACCAACAAAAGGTCAGATACTATGTGCTAGAGAGTTTATGAACTCATTGGGTGAGTCTTCATTTGAGGAGATAAAGATAGCAATTCAGTCAGTTCCTTGGCTCAATGACTATTATGAGTGTGGAGAGAAGTATATACGCTCTAAGGATGGCAATATCACCTATACATTTGCAGGTCTGAGACGTTCACTAGAGTCCATCAAGTCCAAGGCTCGTATCCTATTGTGTTGGGTCGATGAGGCTGAAGCATTAAGTGGTCGTGCTTATGATGTATTGATACCTACAATCCGCGAGGTTGATAGCGAATTGTGGGTCACTTGGAATCCCAGTTCAAAATATTCCGCCACCCACGAAAGATTCAGGCTAGACCCTCCAACTAATTCCAAGATTGTGGAACTCAACTATCGAGATAACCCTTGGTTTCCAGAGGTCTTGGAGATGACTAGACTAGATGACAAGACCAAAAGAAATGACACTTATGGTCATATTTGGGATGGGGATTTCTTAATTTGGACAGAGGGTTCATATTTTCAGAGCGAGATGAGACGTATGAAGGATGAGGATAGAATCTGTAAAGTTACATACGATAGAGCCAAAGGAGTTGTAACAGCTTGGGATTTAGGCATAGGTGATTCCACAGCGATATGGTTTGCACAATTCATTGGAGCAGAGGTTCACATAATTGATTACTATGAGACTTCTGGTGTCGGTCTAGAACATTACGCAAAGGTTCTTCAGGATAAAGGCTACGTATATGACCAACACATATTCCCACATGATGTTCGAGTCAGGGAGTTAGGAAGTGGCAAGAGTCGTATCGAGACATTAGAGGATTTAGGTATCAGAGACATTGACATTGCACCTGACCTTCTAGTCGATGATGGTATTCAACAAGTCAGGACATTATTAGACAAGTGTTGGATTGATGAGGAAAAGTGTGAGAAGGGAATTGACTGTCTGTTAAACTACTCAAGAGATTGGGATGACAATATGAAGGTTTGGAGGAAACGACCTCAACATAATTGGGCATCTCATGGTGCAGATG